CATGAAGGACATGCCTGCATTCCTTCTGGCTGTTCTGGCGTCTCGGGACGTGGGCCTGTTCAAGCAGGTCTTCGATCGTGTCATCGACAACGGTCGCATGCTGCGCAACTTCGTGCAGATCATGCGCTCGGGTGCAACCGGACGCTCGTCGCTCGGTACGGCTCCGAAGAAGAAGGTGCAGGAGTGGCTTGCAAAGCGCTCCCCTGAGCAGCTTCTGCGTGACATGGTGGGTAACAACCCGTCGCTCGCAGACGTGATCAAGATGGTTCACCCAAAGCCTGAGACGAAGTCTCAGTCGGCTGCGTTCGCATACCTATGCGATCGCAAGTACGATGGACGCTCTCTTCCGAAGTGCTTCAAGGAGTTCGAGGCGTTCAAGGCAGGTGAGAAGGGCAAGAGGGTCATCCCGGACGTGCCGTTCCAGCTGCTCACGGCGTCCGACCTTTCCGACAAGGAGTGGACGGAGATCGCGAAGAACGCACGCTGGCAGATGACCAGGATGAACCTGAACACCTTCGCACGCCACAACGTGCTGAAGGACCAGGCGATGGTGGACATGCTCGCAGAGCGACTGCGTGACCCCGTACAGGTCCGTGCGTCGAAGAACTTCCCGTACCAGTTGTTTACGAGCTACATGTTCGTGGATGCGGAAGTTCCTACCAAGCTGACGAATGCACTTCAGGATGCGATGGAGGTCGCGGTCTCCAACGTTCCTAAGTTCGAGGGCAAGGTCCAGGTCCTTGTGGATACGTCTGGCTCCATGAGTGGCATCGTCACGGGTGACCGTGGCACTGCTTCGAGCAAGATGCGCTACACGGACGTCGCTGCGCTGATTGCTTCGGTGGTCCTGCGTCAGAACGACGAGGCAGAAGTATACGGGTTCGATACGTCGGCTCGTAAGCTGAAGCTCAACGGACGTGATTCGGTCGTCACCAACGCACAGAAGATCAACACCCCTGGTGGTGGTACGGACGTGTCGTGTGGTCTTCGACTCCTGAACAGCGAGAAGGCGAAGGGCGACCTCGTCATCATCATCTCGGACAACGAGTCGTGGTTCGACGGCGGGAACAACCCGTTCGGGTACCGTGGAACCAGTGCAGCGCACGAGTGGCAGGCTTACAAGGCCCGCAACCCGAAGGCACGCATGGTCTGCATCAACATCGCACCTATGTCTACAGTACAGGTGCCTACTGACAAGAGCGTTCTCAACGTCGGTGGCTTCTCCGACCAGGTGTTCGAGGTCATTGCCTCGTTCATGAAGTCTGGTGGTGAGAAGGACTTCTGGGCCAAGGAGATTGACAGCACGGTCAAGCTCATGGTAAGCTGATACGCACAGGGTGCCAGTCCCTATGACTGGTGAGGAAGCCGGCAATCCTCAGTGAAACCGGCATTAGCCCGCAAAGTGTAGATAGCGACACACCTGATTCGTAACCAGGAAAGCCGAGCGCAAGTCTCGGTGTGGGCTCTCGGGGATCGTCTAACGGCAAGACAGTTGACTTTGAATCAGCGTAATGGGGGTTCGAATCCCTCTCCCCGATTCTCCGGATCGTTACGGAGTGGTGGAGGCGCCGAACGGCTCGTCATGGAAACATGGCGGGCCGTTTTGCTTTGTGGTATGTTACGCTCATGCCAGTCGTCGTCCAATGGCCAAGTATCACTGCTACGCAAGCCGAAGTGTGGGTAGTCCTACATCTATCAGGCATGGCAAAGAGTGTGAGGCAGGCCAAGGAGATGGTCAAGCGTGGATACGTTCGCCTGAATGGCGCTCCAGTAGACATGCGCACGAAGGTAGCGATCGGTGAAGATTTCACCCTCACAACATTAGATCCATTGCGGAGAGACTCAAAAATCATCAGGCTCGTCGAGCGTCAGTACTACGAGGGCAGAAATCCTAGGCAAACTGGACCTAGGCAGGAGTTCAGGAGAGGTTGATCATGCGCTGGAACCGCTTCATACCATACATTTGGACTTGGCCGTTCGACATTATTGTCTGGTTAGTCTGGGTCATACTGTGGGCTGCGTGGGGTGAGAACCTTCGCTGGGAGCAGGGATGCCTTGTCTTCAACTGGAAGGTAGACTCCTGGCCTGCTCGTACTTGGTATCGTAGGTGGGGTGGTACTACCATGGGGCATGCCATCTTCTACAACTGGTACGTGAAGGAACAGAACGACGTTGAGAGGTTTGAGCCAATCCAGGTTCACGAGCATGTGCACGTTGAACAGTTTGAAGTCTGGATGTTGTCCTCCTTTATCATCGGATTGATCGTCCAGCTGGTTGTTGGCCTCGGACACGGTGAATGGGTGACAGGCTCGGTTCTGGGTGGTATCATCTGGTTCCTTGGCTATGCATGGATGGGCATCGGCGGTTGGACAACTGCTCTAGTGCGTGGAGAGGACGCATACCGTAGCTCGGCGCACGAAGAGGCTGCCTACGCTATAGGCGATGCAAGCCGTGACCATTGATTCGAGAAACGAGGGGATATGAAGCCTTGGAAGGAACAAGCTATTCAGGAATCTCTCGACAAGGTTCTAGAAGGGCTGGAGCCAGAACTAGCAGATGTAGTTCGTAGGAAGTGGGCGGAAGATCAGGAGAAGTTCTCTGCGTGTGCTCGTGAGAACCTGCCTTCCGAAGTCCTGGAGTTCTGGGCCGACAGGAGCTGCCGAGACTGTCATGGTCGTGGTAGGATTGGTACCAACATCCAACTGGTGAGTGGTGGTAAGTCCGTTGAGACTCCAATCAAGTGCCGTTGCACGAACAAGAACTACCAGAAGTGGCTTGCACAGTTCAGGAGATATTACAACGCTCTTCGAGACATCTCGAAGGCTAACGGACATGAGGTTTGAGGGGTATGACGAAGGTTATCTACGCTGCACACAATCGTAAGGCAAGACACGGAGCACCTGATCCAACGAAGATCAAGAAGCGCTCCCAGTACCGCGCTGAGCATGCGCAAGAGGTGCTTGGTGACACACATAGACCGCTTGGTGCTCGTGGTGTTGACCCGAAGTCAGTTCCAACCGGCTACAGGCTAGGTGGTTATACGGGTAAGTATGAGATGTACCGTGAGGTCATGGCTCCTGGTGCTGTTGGTGCAAAGCTTCGTCACCAGAAGAAGTCTCGTACGTACGTTGTCATCACTGGAATGGGCTCTGTCTTTGTTGAGCAGGAAGGCGTGGAAGAGAAGAAGTACGCACGGCTGCTGCCTGGAGATGAGATCACCATTGCACCTGGTGAGACACATCAGCTGTTCACTACGGCAAAGGCTCATCTTGAGTTCCTGGTGTGCCAGGAAGCAAAGTATGAGGACAAGCTAGAAACGCTTGAAGAAGCACGTGCACTAGAGGTACCTGCTGACCTCCTGAACAAGTCCAGGTCTGAGGAAGACCCTATGGAACTGACAGAAATGCCTGTGCGTAGGAAGCGCAACAACAGGACTGCTCAAATTCTGTGGGAAAAGAAGCGCGCAGCAGCTTACAGGGCTGGAGGAGAGCGTCTGGCAGAGTTCCTTGCAAACGAAGGAGCTTCACCTCCTACTGGAACTTCAGAAGAAAATGTGTCAGACTTGGTGCCGGCTCAACAACACGGTTCGCCAAAGGGCAACGCGTCTGGTGGATTCCAGGGAATCAATGCGGATCCAAAGGCCATCATCAACGACATGTTGGAAGGCAGCGACTACACCGAGGCAGAACTTCGTGAGGCAGGCTTGATCTGATGCGAGAGATTCTCTTCCTTCCACTAGACGTTACACTGGACGGCCTCAACAAGGGGCCGTCTGGCATTCGTCCGCCACAAGGTATGCGTGCGCCAGCAGGTTCTAAGGGACCTCCAGGGCAGCAGCCTAAGCTCGGCGCAGGTGGAATGGGTGGGAAGCCTCCAGCTCCTAAGATGGGTGGTGGTGGTGCGGGTCCAGGTGGCGGCTCTGGTAAGAAGTATGACTACGTCAAGGCCGACAAGCCACCTCCGGGAAACGCTGGTCGTACGCCTGGTGGCTACTGGAAGGTTCCAGTAGGCTCAGCTGCAGCTAAGCAGATGTCTCCGGACAATGAAGCGCCTGAGTCGACAGAGAAGAAGCGCGATCCTTTGTCCGGACAGTCTGTTTCGTCTGTTGATGAACGTGTTAGCAAGATACACGCTGAAACCTCTCAACCTGATCCGGCTGCTTCGGACAAGCCTGAGTCGTTTAGACAGAAGCAGTTTCGTAAGAAGAAGGAAGAAGAAGCTCAAGCAACGGCTGATACCGAGCAGAAGAACAAGATTGCCGAAGAAGGCATCGCTGCTCGTAACTCGATGAAGGATGAAGACTTCAAGTATGAGCCGAAGCTTGAAGGTGAGCCTACGGGAGAGCCACGACAGGCACCTCCTGGTTCCTCAAAGAAGAAGGCAACTCAGCAGATCGATATGTATTCGACTGACGAGAAGGACTTCGAGAGCGCACACCCAGCTACGCATTACGCACTTGCAGACAAGTTCCGCAAGGACGGGGACTCGAAGCTAGCTCATTTTCATGAGCAGCAGGCAGCAAAGAAGACTGAAGGATTTGGGCATGCAGAACATGCGGAACTTTCAGATACCCTCCACAAGCACGGGCTGCACAAGGAAGCTGCGAAGCACGGCAGTAAGTCTTCGTCTATGCGTTCCGCTGAGATGAAGCAACGTGACCCAAACTGGCAGCGCGTAGCTGAGACTGACGGCACAATGCACGTGTCAGACGACGAAGTTACTCAAGAGGTATCCGACAAGGATATCACTGAGTCAAAGCCAGAGCAGGACCCAGCAAAGAAGTGGGTGTCTGAGGTTGATGAAGAGGATTCAGCTCAGCCTAAGCAGGATCCTATTGAAGGTCAAAAGGTCGAGAATCTAGATAAGGAACGTGCGTCTGAGAAGGCTAAGCGTGCTGTATCTGATCACAAGGAAGCAGGCTCGAAGAAGGCAAAGGAGCTTTCGGATAAGCACGCTGCCGGTGAGAAGGAAATCGCTGAGCGTAGCAAGAAGAAGGCCTCCGACATGGCAAGCGCTCACGAAGAGAAGGGTCGCAAGCTGGCAGAAGGCCATTCTGCTCGTGAGAAGGAACTCTCAGACAAGCACAAGACTCGTGAGAAGGAGCTTACAGCAAAGCACGAGGCTGCAGGCAAGGAACTGTCAGAGAAGCACAGTTCTAAGCAGAAGGAGCTTACACAAGCACACAGGGATGCTCAAGACGAGCATGCCAAGGCACAGAAGCGTGTTAGCAGCCTCCGTTCTAGTGAAAAGCCTGACAAGGCGAAGATCAAGGAAGCACAGAAGGACGTTGCTGCTGCGAAGGAACTGATCACTGAGTCGAAGCGCAAGTTGGACGACCACAAGGTTAAGTCCAAGGAGCAAATGTCTGCTCACAAGGAAAAGACGTCCAAGGAGCTGGCTGCGCACAAGGAGAAGGCAGCAGCGGAGCTGTCTGCGCACAAGGAGAAGGCCTCGACTGAGATCGCAGACCATAAGTCCAAGGGCAAGGCAGCAGCAGCTGCACACAAGGAAGCGTCTGAGAAGGAGCTTTCTGACCACCGTACATCTGCTAAGAAGGAGATGGACGCTCATGCTGAGCAGCACAGTGCTCAGGCGAAGGAGCTTGGTCAGCAGCACGAACAGGCAAAGCAGGTCGACGCAGCAGCGGATAAGCAGGCCAAGGAAGACGCCAAGGCTCAGCAGAAGGCTCAGAAGGAGCAGGAGAAGGCCCAGGCTGCCCAGGCCAAGGACCAGGCGAAGGCAGAGTCTGAGAAGGCAGCGAACGTACGTCGTCCGCCTGCCAATGACCAGGAAAAGCTGCAGGCACAAGGTCATGCTGACAAGGCTCGTAAGATCCAGGAGAATCTCAAGACTCACCTGAACGACCCAAACCTTGACCCACAGCGCCGTGAGACACTTCAGCAAGCGCACGACATGCTACAGGAGCACATTGACGGCGGTCATGTTCCAACGCCTGAGATGACCCAGCAGATGAAGGACGTTGAGAAGGCAGCTGGTGAACACGGAAAGAAGCCGTCTGAGAACGTACAGCAGAAGCCAGAAGCTGGTGGTGGTGCACAGAAGAAGACGCCTGGCATCTCCGCTGTGATGGCCAACGCGTACAACCAGGGTGCAGCAGCTGGAAACGCTGTTGGTGCGGCTGCAGCTTCCCCTTACAGTGGAGCCCTCGGTCATGCTACTCTCCATTACGGAACCAAGGGCGTGGCGAGCGGTGGTCACTACCTGCTGTCGCCTCCGACGTCCGGTAAGTCTGAGAGTGAGAAGGCAACAGATAACGTTGCATCCAAGAGGAATGAGCCGGCGGGTGCAAAGCAGGACACAGCAGCGGGAAATGCTGATGATTCCACTGAGACAGTCTCAGCAAACAAGCACGTTGCTAAGGGACTTCGACTCTATGTGAAGGCAGGTTGGCAGCGATGAAGCACTACCTAGATATACGTAAGGCGCTACCCTCTGTGTCGTCTTCGGGAACGGACACGAAGGACGAAGACCGTGAAACCATGGAGCACAAGGCTTCGTATACGAAGCGACCTGTTGGCGCTGCTTCTGGACACGAAGCTTCCCATGATGACCCAGACGAAGGTGGAAAGTACGGTGGCGGTGGCACTGTAGATGACGAGCTTGAGGGTGATCGTAAGGCAAACAACGAGAAGGCTGGCAAGAGAAACCTCATCCCAGTCAAGAAGTCCAACGATGCAGTAGACATGCTCAAGTCCCTTAGTACAGGACTAGCTGAGGTGTATGCTCAACTTACTCCGTCCGATCTAGAAGCCGAGTTCTTGGTAAACCAGCTAGGCTATCCTAGTGACGAAGTTGCTAAGGGTCTGCATTGGATCGCAGGTAAGGATCGAGATTTGTTCGATCAGTGGGTGTGTGATAGAATGACCAAGTCCATTGATGCCCTTCTAAGGTGCGTATGAGCGAGTTCGACCAGTGGGTACATCAGGTCTCTTCGTGGACCGCTCCATCCAGTAACATCCCGCTACTGGCGAGGGAAGATCTTGCCAAGTCCAGGATCAAGCTCGACGAACCCAAGCACGCATTCAACTCGTTGTTTGAGGATCCGCTGACAGTCCACTACGTGATGGGCTACAAGGATCGCAAGTACTCTCTCAGCTACGACATTCTCAAGAAGATCCCAGGACAGCTGGCAATCGTGGCTGCAATCCTCCAAACAAGGTGCAACCAGGTAGCTTCATTCTCTGTTCCATTCCGTAACTCCAAGTCTGTTGGATACGTCATCAAGCACAAGAACCCTGGTAAGATGACTACCAAGGGTGAACGTGAGATGATCCAAGACATGGAGAAGTTCGTCTACTCCTGTGGTTCGAAGGACGAGAATCCCCACAATCCGTACAAGCGTGATGACTTCGAGACCTTCCTCAAGAAGGTAGTTCGAGACTCGCTCATGTACGATCAGATGACGTTCGAGATTGTGCCTGACCGTCGTGGACTCCCTTACGAGTTCATGGCAGTAGACGCGTCGACGATTCGCATGGCTGCTCCAATGCTCGATGGTGAGAAGGGCGATGGAGGCCGTGACCTACCTCTTTCATCACGCTTGACTAACGGCACAGTCAATGAGCAGTTGTATGGTAATGGTGGTCCATACCGCAGCGCGCCAGATCCATTCAAGCTGATGAAGCTGTACAACCGCTCTCGTGACGATCGTCCTGCGTTCGTTCAGGTGTTCAACGGACAAATCTGGAACGTATATACACGTGATGAACTGGCATTTGGTGTGCGTAACCCCCGCACAGATCTCTACATTCAAGGCTACGGTCAGTCTGAACTGGAGATGCTGATCCAGACTATCACGTCGCATCTGTACGCTGAAGAGTACAACAGGCGCTTCTTCATGCAGGGAACTGCACCGAAGGGCATGCTTTCCTTCAAGGGTGATAGCATGACTCCGGATCAGCTTGAGGCGTTCCGTCGTCAGTGGAGGGCACAGATGGAAGGCGTTCAGAACGCATGGAAGACCCCTATCTTCCAGTCTGAACAGGGTATTGAGTGGATTCCGCTTGACCGTTCTAACTCCGAGATGGAGTACTCTCAGTGGATTGAGTATCTGATCAAGGTTACGTCTGCGGTGTTCCTCATCGACCCAGCAGAGTTGAACTTCGATCTGCATGGTGGTGTGAGCCAGACGCCGCTCTTCGAGAGCAGCCAGGAGTGGAAGCTCAAGGCATCACGTGACCGAGGACTCAAGCCGCTGCTGCGCTTCATTGCTAAGCAGATCAACGAGAACATCATCGAGAAGATTGATGATCACTTCATCTTCGATTTCGTCGGCCTCGATGAACTCACGGAGATGGAGAAGCACGAGCTGCGCAAGGAGCAGGTCTCGTCGTACATGACGCTGAACGAGATTCGTCGTGCAGAAGACCTGCCCGACCTTCCTGACGGCGACATCCCACTCAACCCGACGTACATCCAAGCAATGCAGGCTCGCCAGCAAGCAGAGCAGATGGACCAGGCAGCTGGTAGCCCTGGTGAAGAGCCTCCTGCTGAGGGTGGCGGTGAACAGGGGCAGGGTGGTGAAGACGAGACGCACGCGCCAAAGTACTCCGATACTTTCACTAAGGCACAGAAGCTGGGAGACGCACTGCGTTTGGCGAAGGCACTAGAGGATGGAAGGGTGAAGCCACCTACACGTGCGACTCCAACCGTACGTGTGGAATCTGGGGAGAAGTTCCTTGAGATTTCCCTAGACGATGTCATCGGAGACGTACGTAGATGAGAAAGCTTCAGGGTCGCATCGATTTCCAAGGCCTGCCGATCTCAGTTGAGAATCGGAAGGGCTCGGTGCGCCAATGGTATGACGCGCACAATGATGAACATGGCGAAACCAAGATGAAGTACCCATACGGGTACGTTCGCGGTACGCTAGGTACAGATGGTGATGCAGTAGACGTATACGTGGGCCCCAACGAGGAGTCCACCAAGGTGTTCATCATCACACAGATGAAGGCTCCAGAGTTCAAGTCTGTAGATGAGCAGAAGTGCATGCTCGGGTTCAACTCAGCTGCCGAAGCTAAGTCTGCGTATTTGCATCACTACAATGACGAGCGTTTCTTCGGTTCGATGAAGCAGATGACAATCGAGCAGTTCAAGACGAAGCTCAGTACACACAAGGGTAAGTTGATCAAGGCATTGAACGAGCTATCTGCTTCTGCTACACTAGCAGATACTACCTTCATGAGGACTAGTATGACGAATCACGACGAAGCACTTCGCTTGCTGCGCCAGACCACCGACAACGTTCAGAAGTCGTGTCTTGGTCTTGAATCTGCTGAGGTGGAAGCCAAGCAGAAGAAGGAACATGAGGAGGAAGTCGAGAAGGGTCTACGTGCCCAGCAGGCACTGGGCATGGCTCGTGCTTATCGTCTGCATGACTTCTACGCTGGCACGGCTCAACCACAGCCCGCTATTGGTACTACTCGCCGTGCCAACGAGTGGGAGCCACCTGTTGTTCCTGTTAGGAAGGTGGAGACACCTCCTGATGAAGTCAGCAAGGGTGCGCTTGAGCAGTTTGTGACCTGCGGTTGTGGTATTATCCACAAGAGCACAAACGCCTGCCCTCGTTGCAGAGATGCACATTCCATCAAGGAGACGCAGACTCCTAAGTGGGAGGGCTGATTCATGGAACTCTACATCCGTCACGACCTTCACAAGGGTCCAACTGCACCTGCAACGACTGCTGCCAACAAGACGAAGCCAGTCAAGGACGCAGCTGCATCTAAGACAGTCGGTGAACAGCGTGGCGGCAAGTACGTAGCGCGCGTGCAGACGGGCTACGATAAGGATGGTTCTCCAAAGTACAAGTACTTCGAGACTCAAGAAGAGTACAAGAAGTGGAAGGAGAACCACGGTAAGGGTAGCAAGCGTAAGAAGCCGGACAAGAACCCTCACAATCTGGCCCAGAAGGTCGAACGTGAGCACCGTGAGAGTAAGGAGAAGCAGGACAAGACAAAGCAGACTGCTGGCTCCGATCCACTGAAGGACAACAAGACATCGGTTCGTAAGAGCCTATATGTGAGGATGTGATGCAGTCACGCATGCCAGTAAACATGATTCCTGGAAACGCTGACCTTTTGAAGGCTCAAGGCGCAGTGCCTCTCACTGGAATGCCTGAGACTGACATGGGAGCACCAGAAACCGTTCCAACGGAGACCATGCGTGCGCAGTATCGTGCACCGATGGACCGTCCTAACGGCAACGTGATCTTCCGTCGCTACCCAGATGGCTCGCTGGACTACGACAACGCTGTTGCCATCGTCATGGAGGTCGTGAACCGTGTGAAGAACAGCCGTGGGGTTGATCCTCTCACGAACCAAGACCACGCCATTCTGTCCTGTGTCTTCCCGCCTGTTTTTGGCCCAGACGTCAATCCAGGCTTGATTTCTTCGATCCGTTCTGTCAGTCTCCGTGTGACCGAGTTGGAGTGCATGATGATTGCGATGAAGGTCGCAGGTACCCTCGCTGAGATCATGAACTTCAATGGTGGCAACGGTGGTGGCTCTGTGCCAGGGCGCAACGACACGAGGGCTTGAATGAAGGTACGTACGAACCTACGCCCAGAGGAGCTTGCGCTTGTCGGAGAGGGATTGAAGAAGCTGGCGAAGTCTCAGGTAGAAGGCAAGGACGAAATCGTCCTTGAGAACAACGCTGAAGAAGAGCTAGTACGCAGGTCCGATCACCTCTTCGACACAATGCTGAACAGCCTTCAGGACGAAGTGTCGAACATTCTAAGGAGTACATCATGAGTCACGAATGGTCACCACGTCCACGTCGCGAAATCAACACAAATGGGTTGTTCCCGTTTGTTGAGGAGGAGCAGCCAGTACGTAAGAGCGCTTCTCCTATTGTACGTCAGCGCACAGAGGATGGAACTCCGATCACTCGCACTCCTCTGAGCGGCCTTCGTCCAGCAGCGGACACATCCCTCTATCTGCGTGGCCACGAGCCCGTGAAGAAGTCCTTGCCTAGCAAGGATGACTTGAAGAAGAGTGGCATGGAAGGTCTGAATAAGGCCTACGCGATCGTCAAGGCCTACATCGCTGGTTGAGTGGTCGGAAAAGTTAGGGGATGGCAAAGCTACCGCTCAACGAGCTTAGGCGTATTGTACGCATCCATATGAACTGGCTGACGATGGTTACCTTGGGAAAGGACGCCATCACGTCTGAAGAGTTCGAGGAGTTGCGTCAGTACGGCAAGCTGCCACTAGAATCGCTTGACCTCGTTGAGTCGTCCTACCTGTTGGGGCGACTCAAGAGTTTCTTGAAGTCACGTGAGTACAAGGACATCACGTTCGAGAAGCTCCGCGACGAGAAGAAGGCAGTGGTGTACACTGAGAGCGAGCGCCTCGCTATCGAGCACGCACGTCTTACGGCCGCTGCCAGCCTGAAGCGCATCCAAGACGAGATCACGGACGGACTATACAGTCAGTTCGCTGCGATCAGCGGACAGATCCTCACCGAGGAAACTATTCGTGGAGTAGTTCGGGATGAGGTAGTGTCCGCTCTAGAGTCTCGCCGCTCAGCGCAAGAGCTTGCGTCAACGCTCGCAAGTAAGCTCCAGACAAACAAGCGTGATTGGCTCAAGGTAGCAAAGACTGAACTTCATCGTGCCAAGATGATGGGTGTGGCTCAGGCCATTTCCAACCGCCTTGGTCCGTACAGTGGTGGTGACGGGCCTGATTCAAACGTGGTTGTCATTCCAGCGGCTCACTGCTGTGAGGATTGCAGCTTTCACTTCTTGGATGACGATGGAAACCCACGAGTCTTCAAGCTACGTGACCTGCTTGCCGCAGGAAGTAACGCGGATCCAGGAACCTCACACAAGAAGCGTGAGGGACTTCACATCCATTGGAAGCCTACTCTCCCTCCTCTGCACCCTAACTGTGGTTGCGTGGTACAGTATCTACCTCCTGGTACAGGTTTTGCTGCTGGTAAGATGGTTCTCAAGTCTTTGACTGAGTACCAAGAGTTCATCACAAAGGCTGACAGCAGCGGCGTTGGCAATCCTACAGCCAAGCCACCAGGACCTCCGCAGCCTTCGAAGCCTGCAAGCCCTGGCTCTGCACCAGGCGTTCACGCTCCTGGCGCTGGAGGAGGTACAGGTGGTGGTACGATCAAGGCCAAGGGTCCACGTGGACCGAAGGGACCAGCGGTCAACTATGTACCCAAGGATTCTGTAGACAAGCGTCCTACAGGTACGATTGGCGAGACAGACAGTTCGTACAAGGTCATTCCCGGTATGAAGGCTGGTAAGGCACCTACTGAGGAACAGAAGAAGATCATGGCTCGTGAGAAGATGCACGAGTCGATCAACTGGTCGAAGACCACCAAGGACGACCGTGTGAAGTTGAATCACATGGCAACTGGTAAGGTCGCGTACCAGCAGCGTCTTGGTGAGGAAACTGACGACGTTCAATCCGGTGTGACTGAGTCGTACCGTGTTGTGATTGAAGGTAACGGTCGTGCGCTAATGAAGCCTGCACAAGAACACAATCAGATGGTTCTTGATGGTCAGGCTATCACAGAAGGAGCAGCTACTGTTCCACACGGTCGTGGTGCTCATCACGAGGCTGGTGCATATCACGCTCACGTGATGTTCGGTCTACACGACTACGTTCCACCTACTGCGGTTCGTGAAGGAGCAGATGGACAGCACAGCTCTTTCCAAAGCTGGATGGAGGACTACGCGCCTGTAACGGAATCTGCTGCATACAAGGCGCACCAGACGGCAACTGGTAATGCCAGCAGGAACATGGTTGCAAACATTCTTGCAGCAGCACCTCCAGACAAGCGCGATGGACTTCGAGAGAAGATCGACAACCACTGCGTCATGGGTATTATCTTGAACCACAATGATGCCCACGGTGGTAACGCTCTGCTCTCTAACGACGGCAGTGATCTGCGTTTCATTGACAATACCACCACGGGTGGTACCGGTCTACATGGTCATAAGAACACGTTGTTCATGCATGCGCACAACAACGGTATGAAGGTGAAGATCAGCCCGAAGCTGAACGAGCGCTTCAACAAGACCACTTTCCATGACATGCAGAGAAGCATGTCGGGTCACTATTCTGATTGGCAGGTCGGTCAGGCGTTCCTGCGTATGCGCTACGCTCAGACACTGAACGAGCGTGACGGACATCTCAACTTCGAGTACTTCCGTCCAACTATCAGTAGTGTGGACGGTAAGGTGACCATGGGACGTATGGGTATGTTCAAGGACGAGGAGTTTGAACACCGTTCAAAGTTGGGGACCTTGCCTAACAACATGTTCGAGTCCTGGGCAAAGAGCTACATCGACGACGTGAAGTCGAACCCAGACCATCCAGACCATGAGTCGATCAAGACGATCGACGACATCGGCGTGTTCATGGGCATCGACAATATGGCTCCAAACCCAGGTGAATATCGCCGCCAGGGCAAGCACCGCGAGTACGAGAAGTCCATCACGAAGCGCAAGTTGCCCATGCATCCAGACGACCCGGTCCCGGATGTGCAGGTCAAGGGCGACATCGAGCCGGACAATATTGCTGCTCAGTACGCGAGGACCACAGAAGCGCCTGACAGGCCCGGTGATAAGACTGTTAGGCCGAATAAGGCCGGCGACGGGCCAAGAATCCAACGCGCTGCGTCTACCAGGGACGAAAGCGATAAGACGGTCAAGCCTGGAAAGCTCAAGAAGGGTCTGAAGTTGTACGTTTCTCGTTGACGCCGTAGAAGTAGTGGGTACAATAGTAATATGCGAAGCCACGTGTGGGAGATCATTCGCCATCACTCCGACGACAAGGTCCGTGCCACCCTTTGGTGGGACGGCCAGAAGGTGCGTTGTGACGACCAGGAGTTCCTTGAGCTTCTGAAGGACGGCACTACGTACGGTAACGACTTCAAGCACAGCCCCGAGTGGTTGGATACCCAACTTCCTCGAATCTTCAAGAGCGGTTACATGATGGCTCGCAAGGCTAAGGTAAAGAACTGATGGACGAAGAAGAGACCGAACAGCAGTCTGAGACAAGTGCCCCGGATGTCGAGGATGACTCTGAACCTACTACTCCAGAAGAAGTTGAAGGAGATGAGGAAGAGTCTGGTCCGTCGTTGTACAACTTCGACCTACAGTCTGCCGAAGGCGTAGACCGTATCTTGGCACTCCTCCCAATCTTGGACGAGGAGATTGTGAAGGCGTTGTACCAGGAGTGCTTTCCGGGCTACCCTACCGATAGTATTGCACCACGTATGGCCCGCATTGAGCTTCGTGGTTTCTTCATGGACTTCCTAGATGGCGAACAAGCAGCCTAACAAGTACGTCTCTGTAGCTCACATGATCAGCCTAGTGCTACTGGATGAGCTTCGAAAGATGGGTAGCTTCACTCGTCTTCAGTTGTTGAATCGTGGTGTGTCTGAACGAGCGATTCGACAGTTGGAAAAGCGTGGTATACTACGCACCTCCACAGACGCCCTAGGCATCACTCAGTACACGGTGGTTGATGACTTCCTCAGCAAGCTCACATGATGATGTCGCGAAGGGATTCGGTCTTCCGGAGACGATCGATCCAAACCACACGTACGTGTACCGCACGGGCGAGTATGGCTTGTACCAGTACTGGTACCAGGATCGCTTCGAGAACTACTGGCTGTACACCAATGCTCCTGTAGACTCCGAAGACTATGATCAGCATGCAGGCGAGGCCATGATCAGCCCAGATCAGCCGATGCCTCACACCTCTCCAGAGTTCTTCAACCAGGACGGCCAGAAGCGCAATGTAGCTGTGCCAGCCGAGGCAAACCTACAAGAGAACGGGAACTACAACCCCAGTGACCTGAGGAACATCTGGAAGGAAGTCTACCAAGCTCCTGACGGGCACCCCCGCTACGTCTACCTGGACAAGGACATCCGCGAGAACCCAGACATGTGGGTGCAGAACCAGCTGCGCGTTGTAGACGCAATGGTTCCGAAGTACCGTCAGTTCGCGAACAACCTGTTCCAGGGTAGCCATCCGAAGGACAAGGTCTTTGGCGCCATCCTCATGCTCGTGGACCAGGGCTGCTACTCAGTGGAGGAGCTGCTACATGCTGAGGTCTCCGACCTTGAGTTCGTCGATCAGACCGTTGTGCTGCTCGGCCGTAAGTTCATCTGCGACCTTCCTTTCTACGACTTCATGACGTCGCTGAAGGGTACGCGTGAACCGTCCGAGCCTTTGTTCGTGCTCAATACCGTGTACGGCAAGAACCAGATTGGCCTCAATCACATGGCCTCGTTCTTTGCTGGTATGCGCGTGTCTCCTGTGTTCCTCATGTACTGGAATGCAAGTCAGATGTACAGCCGCATCGTGCATCGCCTGGCTGCTGAACAGGTACCAGCAGAAGAACTGAAGGAGCGTGCCATGCAGGAAGTCTCCCTCGCCATGAACCTCGGCGAGGAAGCTGATTGCATGGTTGACATCCGTCTTCAAGATGTAGTCGAACAGAACTACAACAGCCTCGGTAAGAGCTTCGCCAGACTGACCAGTGACCCACTCGGTGTCTTCGTTGTGTTGTCGGACCTCACTTCACGAAAGCCTGATGAGCTTCAGTTCAGCATGTGGATTCACACAGAGCCTATGCATCAGACTACACCAGAAGAAGAGATGCAGCTTGAAGCAGAACTTGGTCAGGCACACGAGGAAGCAGAGGCGGAGAAGAACCCAGAAGCCCAGCCAGAAGGTATGGGACCTAAGCCTTCCGGTGAGGGCGCATCTCCAGCACCTGGCGAAGGTGAAGCAGCATCCGCTGGACAGGAGGGAGAATGACATCACCGTTTGAGATGTTCTCTGCTTGGGAACCACTGCTAAAGGCCCGTCCTACTAAGGACTTGGACCAGCACCAGCGTCTTGCGCACCTAGGTACGAAGCTTCAGGGAAAGAAGGCTAAGCAGCTTTCTTTCACCACATCCTACCCAGGACAGGAAGGACAGAAGAAGTATCTCGGAACCGTGGACGGCAACCAGCAGTTTCTGTTGGGCTATGCCAACCCTAAGTTCCATCTTGCTCCTTACCACTGGCAGATCATCGACCCATCGCTGAGTGATGAAGAAGCAGAGAAGTTGCACTTGTCTGCTGGTCATCCATCGAAGCCCGAACTCTGGAACAACGAGGACGTTGGCGACGAAGGAGATCTGGAGGATGGTGAGCCTCACGTGTCTGTGAAGGAAGAGTATGATGCCCGTGATGCAAAGGCTGCTCGTGACGCTGAGACCGTTACCGTTCGCTGTGGTGCTGGACTCTACGATGCTGTGCCTTCGGAAGGTATGATCTACGGACAGCATAATGGTCATCGTTACAAGTGGGACCTGCTCAGGAACTCCTTCCTAGCTGCGAAGAATCCGGAACTTGCAGAGAAGATGGAAGCACAGTACGCTATGGAGAAGGCTCTTCTGCGTCGTCGTGGAGAAGAGACTCCAGGCTTCGAGAATGTGACTGCGTTCATGCAGCCGCTACAGAGGGACGTTGTTCGTGTCGGCGATAGTCTCCGAGTTGTTGTAAGGTGAACATTGGATCACATTCAGAACTGTCCAAGATGCCGAGGCGTCATTGTCAAGTCATTGGGCGACCAAGTAAAGGTCCGCTCGAAGATGATCATTGTCAAGCATGGCAAGACATGGGCTGCGTGCAGTGATTGTGGCTTCGAGTCAGAAGTCCCTTTGCTTCTGAATGAGCCTATGGTAAAGTCCCTTCAAGATGCGCATGAGACACAGAGACATGCGCCACTCTACGTTCGTAACAGAAAGTAGTTGACAGCGTAAAAGGTACACCCTATACTACGCACACATTCAAGGTTCTCCATAAAGGGAGTAGTTGGCGGATCACCGTCGACGCTCCCTTTTTGGCTTTCAGGGTTCAACACATGAACGAAACCTACGGCTGGATTGACGAAGATACCTGGCGCTGCTTCGTACCTGCTGCTCAAGTAGTAAAGAGCGGCGGTAAGAGTGGTGCAGACAAGACCGGCAAGCGCTGGATTCAGGGTATTGCGTCAACGTCATCTCGCGACCTACAGGGCGAGGTGGTGGACCAGGCCGGCATGGACCTGTCATACTTCTTGAAGCATGGCTGGTTCAACAATGACCACAAGGACGGTCCAGACAACAAGATTGGACTTCCAACAGAGGCTAAGATCACTAAGGATGGTCTCTGGGTCAAGGGCTACCTGCTAAAGGACAAGAAGGTAGCTGACGAGTTCTGGGAGTTGATGAACTCGCTAGAACGCTCTGGTACTGACCGTAAGGTTGGTTTTTCTATTCAGGGCAAGGTGAAGCGTCGTGAGGGTAAGACGATCAAGGAATGCTGGATTCAGGAGATCGCAATCACTACGGCACCTGTGAATACAACTACGTGGGCAGAGATTGTGAAGTCTCTGTCTTCGCAGAGCGACAAGAATGAGGAGAAGGCTCTCTCTGCATCCGGCAACGGTGCAGTACTCATTCCTGAATCGCTGGACGGCAAGAAGAAGGAAGACATCGAGAAGTCCTACACCTTCGATCAGACGGTGGAGTTGCTTGTCAAGAGCCATGGTCTTTCACGCGAGGTCGCTGAAGGTGCGGCCCACACCATCTTCCACATGTACGGTAAGGAGTGAACAATGACTGAGAAGGTTACTCAGGACGACATCCAGAAGGGTCTGGCAGTACTTCAGGATCTTGCGAAGGGTCACGCTTCCAAGGGCACGCCATCGACGGAATCGACGTCCATGGTAGGCCAGAGCGGACCAACCCAGATCCACCACACGCCATCCAACTCGGATCCAGGCTCGTGGGCAGGTTCGTCGGCATCGGCAGTTCCACAGAACGGCACGACTGACGCAATCGATGCAAATGGCACCGACTACACCCAGGCCAAGATGATGAAGTCCATCATGGACAAGATCGCTAAGGGCCAGGCTCTGAACGAGTTCGAGGCGTACTTCATGAAGTCCGTCATGGACAAGGCGCTTCCGCCTGCGTTCGACAAGAAGAAGGACGAGAAGGAAGACGTCGAGAAGGGCGCACCTCCGTTCGGCAAGAAGGACGATGAAGACAAGGACGTTGCGAAGTCACTGGCTGACTACGCAGGCGAGAACGAGACGGTCGAGAAGGGCCTGGAAGTCTCGGAGTTCCTTGCAAACTGGGCAGACGTCATGCACAAGTCGCAGTCTGCGATGGAGAACCGCATCGTTTCCCGCATCCTGGGCGCACTGAGCGGCCAGGCAGAAGCATCTGCGGAGTTCCAGAAGAGCCTTGCAGGCGCAGTACACTCGCTGGGTCAGGGAGTAGCACTCCAGGCACAGCGTCTGGCACAGGTGGAGTCTACACCAGCACGTGGTCCGAAGTCGGCACCTCGCGTTGATGTGATCGAGAAGTCGCAGGGCGGTGCAGCACCAGCAGGTGCCGACGCGCTCGAAGGCTTCGAGAAGTCGTTGGTCGGTGACGCATTGGTTGAACTGGTCACTAAGGGCCAGGTAGCACCGAAGGAAGTGGTCGCATGGGAGTCGAGCAACGGCAACCCACGTGTACTTACTCCGGCAACCAAGGCAAAGGTAGCAGCGCACATCGGTCGCTGAAACCCCGGACACTAGCATAGGCAAAAGGAGAAGAACATGTCTGTAGGTCTAAGCGCATTCCAGTCGACCGGTGGTTACAGCGGTCCAGGTATCGCAACGCGTAGTGAGATCGAAGAGCTTAGCAAGGCTCTTGAAGCTGGCTACTCGATCGGTGCGGGCCTGACTGGTGGATCAGCCATGCGCGTCCAGTCCCTTGAGCAGTCGCTCAAGGTGCTGACGTACAACAGCAACCACGTGAAGCTGTGGAAGAAGATCCACAAGAGCCCAGCGTTCAGCACGGTTGAAGAGTACAACCAGCTGACTGATTACGGCGGAAACGCCTTCCCGTTCGTCCAGGAAGGTGAACTTCCTCAGGCGAGCGACTCCAGCTACGTACGTCGTACGCAGCTTGTGAAGTTCCTGGGTACGGTACGTGAGGTCACGCACCAGGCAACGCTTGTGCACCCAGCACACGGCGACCTGATCGCACAGGAAAACCACAACGGTATCCTGTACCTCATGAACCAGATCGAGAACTTCCTGTTCTCCGGTGACTCGTCGCTCGCATTCGACGGCGAAGCAGAGCAGTGGGACGGTCTTGACGCTCTGATCGACTCGACGTCGGTCATCGACCTTGAGGGTGCAAGCCTTCAGGAGACCGACCTCGAAGAGGCATCGACGACGATCCTCGACAACTACGGTTACCCAACGGACCTGTTCCTTGGTCTCCGCGCGCTGTCGGATCTCCAGAAGACGCTGTACCCACGTCAGCGTATCCAGATGCCCCTGCCGCAGAACGGCAAGGTTGGTCTGACGATCGCATCGGCGCTCACGAGCGGTGGTGAGATCGAGTTCAACCCGGACATCTTCATCAAGAAGACGCCAAACCCACGCGCAGCAGCAACGTCTGCAAACGCACCAGCAACCCCAGCGTCGATCGCAGGCGCGCACTCGGCAACGGGTACGGGTGACTGGAACAAGGGCCACGACTCGGGCACCACGAACGTTGCATACGTAGTCACGGCATGCAACCGTTTCGGTGAGTCGGCACCTACGGCTGTCCTTGGCGCTGTCGTGGCAATCACGCAGGCTCAGAAGGACGCAAGCGGCGCAATCCAGCTGACGGTCACGAACCCAGCTGTCATCGGCGCATTCCCGGTAGAGTACTTCCGTATCTACCGCTCGGCTGGTTCGTCTTCGACGACGGTTCCTACTGCAATGTCGAGCTACTCGCTCGTCATGCAGGTTCCGGCAGCTTCGCAGGCAGCAGGTGGTACCACGGTTGTCAACGACGTGAACCTCACGCTCCCAGGCACCACGGTCGCCTACATGGGACAGATGGACGCTTCGGTTCTTACCTTCCGTCAGCTTATGCCGATGATGAAGATGGACCTTGCAGTCCTGGGCCCAGCATACCGCTGGATGATCCTGCTCTACGGTACGCCAGTACTCTTCGCTCCGAAGAAGTGGCTCCGTATCATCAACATCGGCGAGCTTCAGTCTCGCTGAGCATGACGTGACCTGAGGGGGCCAGGCGACTGGCCCCCTTGAGGTGCTCTCATGAAGTTGAAGAAGCAAGAGCCAATCTCTGGCAACAATCCGATCGGCCTAGCGGACCTGGCTGCAAAGCAAGCAGGGGAAACGAAGACTTCCAAGTCTTCCCTTTCTGTTGCGAACAGTCTCCATCGACTTGGTGAAAACCAGATCCCAACAGCGCTTGAGTATGATCCGACAAAGAACGCAGCTTGGGAACGAGAGAAGTCTCTGGGCCGCGGTCTGAAGGAAGCACAGAAGCATGGAGGGAACATGGCAGTCCGTGTACGAGTGAAGAGCAACTCACACCGTGGTAAGACTGAGGTCATTGATGACGTCATTCTCCACTTTGACAACGATGGCTGGGCAACCATCCCAGCTGGCGAGGCATACAAGATTGAAGCCTTCGCAGCCAAGCGTCCAGGACGCATGACCGTTGTCCGTGAGGAAGTAACAACAGCTGAGGATCTACTGGCAGCAGCCAAGGCCGCAATGGCAAAGCATGCACCAGTTGCTCCTGTAGAGGAACCGCCTGTACAGTATGAAGTAGTACAGGTTCCTCCTTCAGTTGAAGTCCCAACAGAGCAGCAGGCAGCTGCTGAACTCGGTTTGGACATGACTCAGGTCGAAGAGGAAGAGGCGGTGCCTCCTCCTGTCAAGGAATCAAAGCCGAAGAAGGCGAACAAGAAGGAGTGATGAGACATGGCTAAGAGGCGCAAGGTACAGGCAACCGGCAACGCTGAAGTGTTTGAGGTTCGCCGTCAGTTCAACAACCTGCTGCTCATCCTAGAGAACATCTCTGAGCAGGTAGACGCTGCAACGATTACCTCGACCGAGGGCTTCGTAGCCCTGGGCCTGGCAATCGACACTGGTCTGGATTCCAGCGTAACAGGCATCAATGGTGGTGCTAACAACTACTCCGGAACAGGCCTTGAGCTTGTAGGTGTGAAGGCGGTCAACCCAGTACCACAGCGTGGTCCTCGTTCGCCGCTTGTTCCTATGGCTTCAACAGACGACGATCTCTGAGCTTGGCTTGCTGAGCACTACTTGAAGGAGGGCATCCCGGGTAACCTGGGGTGCCCTTCTCGCTTTGCAAAGTCCTAGACTTTCGGCTACACTCATGCCACTGGAGTAGTGTACTTATGACGACCACCTTCCTTGTCCAAAGCACAGCACAAACGGTCGTTGCTTACCTGGAAACTCCAGGAGGCAGCGCAGCTGAAGACTTGACGGCGTCCGATGTACAAGTTGCACTCAAGAAGACTTCCGACACGTACTTTGTACCGAAGACTCTCACAAACTCTGCGAGTGCTTCTGCCTCTATTGGCAGTGGTGCTGATGGTACTGTCGACGTTAGTGTCGCTGGCACAGCTGGTAACTCCTACACTATTGAGGTGGTGGTTCCAGCAGGCACTTCAGATCTTAGTGTCACAGTAGTAGGCACAGTCATCACAGTCAACTTGGCGGTATCCAGCGGTACGCCTATCGCTGCAGAGAACACTGCAGCCCTGATTGCTGCAGCCATCGATGCTGCAGGAACACAGGTAGAAGCTGATTACTCTGGAGACGGCTCTGATCCTATCAGTGCTGCAGAGGGTCCAACCCCCTTGGTTGGTGGTTCGGACGGTAACTTCACCCATCTTGGCGATGGCTTCTATGAGATTGACCTGACCGCAGCAGATACCTTGGTGCTGGGCAACTTGCACATTCGTATCACTGGCGGTGGGCTCAAGACCTCATTGCTTGTTGCGTATGTAGCAGCTTCCAACCCTGATGTTCCTCCTACATCTCCTTCCATCGCAACGTCTATCCTCTTCGGTTTCTTGAAGAAGGCAGACGGATCGGCTCTTGTTGGTGCCTCTGTGTACGCAAGGCCTCTGAGTTCTCCTACAGTTCTACACTCTGGTACTGAAGGTATGGGTGTAGGAACTGATGCAGTCACCACACGCAGTGACGCAAGTGGCTACTTCACACTGTCGTTGGCCGCAGGCATGGCAGTAGACTTCTCCATCCCAAGCATCAACTTCCGTCGCACGCTCACAGTTCCTGGTAGCACTACGAACGTGTTCGACATCGCATGAGGTAACATGGGTCATCCTACTAGTATCTCAGTATCTGTAGACGACACTGAGTACAGCAGGTACGAAGACGACCACAAGACCATTACTGCGACAGTAGTGGTGAGTGGTGGCGCTCCGTACACTACTGAGGAAGTCGTTGTGTCTTTGCGAAAGGCACGAAGGAATCGAGACGCTATCGTAGCGACTCAAACACTTTCGCTAGCAGCTGCTACAGACCCGGACACGCAGGTAGTTGAGTTCAACCTACCAGACATCATAGACTCTGACTTGATCAATCTGGTTCGCCACGGAAAGTACTTCGTTCACGCAGAGTATGTAGCCACTGAGGTGGAAGGTGAGTCAGACGACTTCGACGTACGTATTGTGACCATAGACAAGCTGAAGAGAGACTTCCTCTTTGGCTTGGACCTGCGTGCCACAGAGCTGAAGCAACTGCGCTACCAGCCTGTATCCATCACAGGTATCCGTATCACTGATGTCAGTAAGGGACAGCCTGAAGGCTTCGGCACCTTGAGCTACCACTACCATGTGGACGGCGCAACTACGATTCGCACACTAGCGTGGAACGGTGGTCCTTCTGTCTCCATTCCGTCCGCTGGTACATACCTTCTTCAGAGTGGGTCAACCGCCCCTGTAGCGCTGCCGCTACCAATCCCCATGGCAAATCCTGCCTACATCGAGGTTAGGGTACAGAGCGTAGCGTTGCTTCCTACTTCCTCGGTCACAGAGTCTGTCCTCATCGAGCGCACGAAGATGGATGACAAGGCACTTGCTGGATTCCTAGAGAACGCAACTAAGTGGTTGGAGGAAGACGAGCTGGCAGTCTATGTGGAGCCAACGAACGTAGTCAGCGAGGTAGATCCGACGACGATCCAATACTCCACAGGCATCGCTGACCCTACGCCCATCACCACAGATGCTGACTACGACTTTGTCAAGAGTCCGCTCACATACTTCATCCCGTCCGGTGGATATCCTGGTTGGGTGTGGATACAGACTCCATTCCTCTCGATCCTCCGTGTCGACTCCTTGTACGGAGCTATCGCAGGTACGAGAGTCATCGACGTGGACTTGGAGTGGATTGAGCATTCGACAGAAGGTGGCTTCATCCAGCTTGTGCCGTTCAACACTGAGGTTGCGTTCGACTTCCTCGGTCTGATGTGGGTGAACTCGATCCACGGGGCAACAGAGCTGCCTAACTTCTGGCGATACAACATGATCGTCGGTCTGCGAGAGGCATCCGCAGACATTCGTAACATCATTGCTAAGAAGGCGGCTATTGACGCGCTTACACTGGCTGGTCAGGCAATCCGCCCTGGTGTCGGCTCCTTGTCCCTTGGTCGAGATGGCGTATCTCAGTCTGTATCGTTCACTGCACAGCAGCAGTACGGTATGTTCAATGCAGCTATCCAGCGCTACAATGACGAGATCAAGGACACCATGCCGAAGCTCCGTGCTCGTTACCGTGGTGCAACGTTGGTGGTAGTATGACTATTCCTGGCGATTGGGACCTTCCCCTACTTGAAGAGTTCATTCAGACTCGCAGTGACTTGGTCATTTGGGAGAAGGCTATTTCTGCGCCCGAAAGGAACGAGGACCACTACGCTGGTCAACTCCTGATTGAACAACGTAGAGGCAATCGTCCAGACATGGACGACACACATGATGGTGGCACTGGCTGGCGTTACCGTGACGCACAATACGCACGAGGCCTGATCACTGCGATCGAAGGAGGGCGCAACAAGCAGTTGCTGGAGATGGGTTACGCCATCCCCGGTGATTGTGTGTTCTCCCCTTCTATGGAACTTGGTCTCATAGGTGACTTCGACAAGATTACTTTCACAGTACCAGCGGTTGTGGACGATGGTCAGGTGATCGTCCGAAACGCTGCGAACTTGGACACCAACGCAGGTCTCAACCACGACATTGAGACTTACGAGGACCGTCTCTGGTACATCCCAGCCAATCCGATTTGGTGTGAAGACGTGTATGGTATTGTGTACACGTATGGTACAGACTACACATTCGACACCAGGAAGAAGCGTATCGTCTGGCTCGGAGCTAAGAAGCCTGATGACGGTGTGTCGTACACACTGAAGTACTCGGCCTTTCTGGAGTGGATTGCATACGCAACGCCATTCCACAGGTATGACCAAGGGCGTTCTCTTGGGCAGCGCGTGCTACTGAGGAAGCACCACGTACACAATGTGCGAAACTTCCTGGACACGCCAACCAAGCGCATTGAAGAAGAGCTTGCGTTCACCTCTCGCACGAAGCTATGACACACGTCAACATATCGACATTCCCAGTGAACCATCAGGTTACTGGCTTGGATATCGAGGTCCACCTCCCCAAGGGGTTGTTGGACATGAAGGCGTTTGAGAAGAAGTTGCCTAGAACGTTGAAGAACATCGCTAAGGATGCTAAGCAGTTCTGGGAGTCCGAAGCCGGCAGAAAGCTCAAGACAGCGCGTGTGAAGTATCGTGAGGGTGTCAAGGTCATTGCCTTGGATAACAGAACCATCCTCATCGAGTTGGATGCTTTTGGTGCTACACTAGAGAAGAGCAAGGGCTTCGATATGAAGCCTGGATTCATGTCATCTCCTAACGTAAAGATCAAGGGCCACCAGAAGCTTCCGAAGTTCGTCTCGCAGATGCTTCCCAAGGCTCCCATCAACGTAAAGACCATGACAAGGTACCTTATCATCCCTATGCGCTACTCACAAGGTGGTACCAAGTTCAGGACAGTCTCCGATAAGTCACCCAAGAACACGTGGATCTGGAAGCGTAAGGACGAGACAAGAGACCTTGAACTGTCGAATGAAGTAGTCAAGGAACTACAACAGCGCATCATTCCTGAGCACATCAAGGCGCTGATTGAAGAGGTCTGGAGGACATCCGTATGATCATCCCAGAAGTCATCCTACATAGAGTTCTGGTGGCTGGTATACAGGCTATCCGAAAGGACCCTCGTATTCTGGACAACATGTTTCGCCAGAGTGATCATGCTTGGAGACAGAAGCTCAAGAGCTTCGTCTTGAACAACACGATCGACATGAACTTCAACTACCCGCGCAACAGCACGCCAAAGCTGCCTGCGATCATCATCATGCTGCGCAGTGAGTCTGAGGGTAACACGTTCCTCGGCGACATGATGGGTGAGTACCCCAACTACGACATCCCAGATGCTGAGATGACAGTAGATACTCTTGGTGGTCACGCCGCTTCTGTATCTACGTTGCAGGGATTGCCGAAGAAGGTTATCGGCTCGCTTCCTGTGTCGTCGTCTTACCTCCACACGGACGGTACTTACCGAGTAGTTCTAGATGACGATGACGACAATCTTACGGACTACTACGAGACTTTTGAGGGTCTCACCAACTTCCCTAGCATGACAGCGTACGTTGTTGCTGGTAGGGGTGCGGGCCAGAAGGCACAGGTAACAGGTATATCGAACAATGTACTTGACTTGAGTACCAGTTTCGATCCAAACTTGGACAGTTCTAGCGTCATAGACCTTCGTTTGACGAGCGATCCTGAGCGGTCGGTTGGGGAAACCCCAAGGGTGTATGAGCCTGGTGAGGATCTCATAAGGATCGGTGCCAACTTTGAGGCACAGTACCAGGTCGAGTTTCTAGCTGGAACATCAGACGAGACGATTTTCCTGTATTCAGTTGTAAAGGCAATCCTCTTCTCCCAGAAGATGTTCATGGAGAGTCAAGGGTTGATGGCCCTCAAGATCAGCGGAGCGGAACTCGCACCAAGGAGTGAGTACGTTCCAACTGAAGCATACATGCGTGCGATGACGCTGTCGTTCACCTACGCGTTCGCCTTCCTCGAAGAGAGGGACGACACGTTCGAGAACATCAACATCAGTCTAGCAGTCAGGAATGCGTTCACGTCTGTGTGTGAGAAGATTGACCTCAACATCGAAATCTGAGGTGAGTGATGAGCGGCAAGGCTA